TTCCTGAATGTATAAACTGATTAAACAAAAGATTTTCGAAAGGAACTTTAATCGTAAATTCTCCGCCGTCATAAGGATATTGATATTCCGTGTTTCCGTATTCCTTCAAACCTTGTTCAAAGTAGGCCTTATTCATTAACGAGTTGGATTGCTCAAAAGCGAATCCTATTTTCTTGTAAAGTTTTACTCGGTCTATTCCTATTTCGGTTTTATCCGTGAATTCGGTTATATCAATTATCGCGCCTGAAGAATACCAATCGTCTAAAGGAATAATCGTATACTCGTTTACACCGCTACCAAAACACGTTAGATTAAATTGCTTTAAGATTCCCGAAATAAAATCTTGTACTTTCATTTGTGGCGCTAACTGCGCTAAGTCGGTAAATGCTGAAAGGTTTAATGTTATGTTTGAATAGCGAATGTACTCCGTTGTAGGAATCGGATTCACTGAAGTAATGTAAGTAACTTCGTATTGAATTTCGGAATCAAACGTTAACGGGAAATTAGAACGAATATAGAATTCCCAAACATCGTTTAAGCCTAGAACATTTGGCACGTTAGCAAGTCCATAAATAGCCGTTCCAATTCCTTGAGTTGTAGAAAATAATGCGCCGTTTCTATACGTATCAATCCAATAAGTTGTAGTAGGAGAACTTACCGAAGTAACGTCTAACGTTATTACGTGATTCATCCAAGTAGCGCCATTAAAAAACGGAGTTGTAATTTGGTTTAACGACGCGTCAACATAAAGATTAAGTGGGTAAGTTGGAATGTAAGAACTTATGATAGTATCTAAGTCAAGTTGTTTCGGTTGTCCACTAAATTCGAAATCGTTTTTATTTTTATACCAAATATAAGCCTGAGTAAATTTCGGGTCGGTTAAGAATGCGCCATTAAAAGTTACTCCGTATTGTAAACCGATAATATCGAAAATTGATTTTACCCGTAATGCAGGAAATAACTCGCGGTAATTTATCGCGCCCGCATTCGTGTGAATATCATTTGAATTTGAGCCTAAAAACGGAACTAACCAATTCGGAACATTACCAACGGGTGCGGTTGATAAATACTCCCATATTCGATTTGAAGTAATTAACGGGTAAGACACGTCGTAATCAACCGTTGTAGTTCTTATTCGATTAAACACTTCCGTAAACGTGTAATTGTGGTTAACGCTTGAATAGTCAAGGTCGCTTAATAGGTCTTCGCCGATAATATCTTTAAGCGTGGTTACATCGCCGTAAAAAGTTATCGTGTAGGAGTTTGGTTGTCCGTTTTTTAGTTGGCTCTTTTCCATTTGGATTTTACCCCTACGGAAAAATGTCATATCTATTTCGATATATCCCTCTAAGCGTTCTTGGTAGTTGATTGAACTATTTAACGCGTTTTCATAAAAGTATTCCCATACCGCGTTATTACGTGCGCTCGTTGGTATTGTAAACGACTGCGAAAAGTCCGTGTACGTTTTAGAAATATCCTGTATGTTTTGGATAGTCGAATTTACTTCGATTGTTTCGTCGTTAAATAAATCTAATTCTCTACCCTCAACAAAAATTCGAACTTGTCTTTTCATTAGATAACGTTATTTATAAGGTCGGTTGAACTTTCGAACTCAAGAACGTAATTTATTTTTTTGTTGTTTATGTTCTTTTGTTTTTCGAATTCTTTGGTCTTCATTTTAACGGGTTGCCCGTCTAATAAAATTCGTTCGCTTAAAAGTAGTTGCTGAATGTTTGAGTTAAAGGATTCGTCAACCCAACCCGTGTTAACTCGGTAAGATATTAACCCGTTTGTGTTAAAAGTTTGTCGTTGGTTTAGGTTCGTATTGTAACTTGCGAACGGACTCGAGAATTCTTGCATTAAGTTAAACTCGGTTGCCGTTGTCGCTAAACTTTCGTAGGAAGCCTTGAACATAAATTCACGTTGCCAAGCGCCGTATTTATTTATGAAGTCAATAACTACGGGAGTGTACAAACATTCTTCGATAGGATAAAAAGTAGATTCCCAAAGAATAGCAGCGCCTAATTTAATTCGTAAGATATTACCCGTCAAATAATACGCGGGTCTTACTCGGTAAAGATTATAAACATTACTTGAAGCAATCGTATAAGAATGCGTTAAACCCGTTTGAAGTTGCTCATATTCAACCGTGTAACCCGTTGGCAAATAAGCCGTAAAAGTTCCCGCTCGTTCAAGTGGGTTAACCAAAGGGTTGTTATTTGCGTCCGCCCAATAATAATAATTCTTTTCTTCAAGGTGGTAAAATTCCAACTGCATTGGATTCATACCTTCCGAATAATATCCGTATCCGTCAAACGCTTGGTAGGTAAATGTATCTAACAAAACGTAAGTACTTAAAACTAACTTGTAACGCTTTACGTCAACCATTACGTATTGTTCAACTCCTAACAAGGCGCTATCCGAAGCGTAGTTATTATTAAATGTATCGTGGCTTATATTCTCAAGTAAATAAGGAGAAATGTTATAAAGCGTTTGCGTATTGTTACTTGCAGGAATTAACTTTTGTAGCGTGTAGCTTGGCGAAGTTGGTGGGGTTGTTCCGTTTTGGTAAATGTAAAGTTCGACTTTACTTCCTGATTGCCCTACTTCGTTAACCTCAATTATAAATGGGGAACGTGCGTAAATGTTAGTAGCCATAGTTTTTAAAATTTTCTTTCATTATTGTATCAAAGGTTTCTTCCGCTTCAAGTCCATACGCTTCTATCATTTCGTCGGGTAATTTCTTAAATGCTTGTTCAAATGGTTTAGTAAAAAACATAGAAGGTTTAATTCCTTTATTCCATATCGAACGGGTTATAAGCATTGCCGTAGCGTCGTTACTCAAGAACCTTCCCTTCTTATCTCTAAATCTTATTCGTCTTTGCTTAACCCATTTCTTAATACCTTCCGTTAAACCGCCTTTTTGTCCACTACCCGAACCAAACTTAAAACCGCTTAAACTTCGTCCGCTTCGTACACCCCTCACTCCTTGGTCTTGATAAAACCCGTATTCTTCCATTTCAAAAAAGAAACGAATTGAATTAGGCATAACCTTAATTTCTGCCATTAATGAATCGGATAACCTACCCGAAGCATTTTTACTGCGTAAGTTATTTTTCGCTTTAGCTATTACATAGTCGCGAAATTCCTCAAGTGCTTTTTGTTGTAACTCTTTGTCCATTAACAACGTGTCATATCGTTAGGGAAGTCAACATCGAATGTCATTGCCCAACCCGCTAAGTAATTCTCAAAGCGTTCTATAAAAGGTTCGCAAGTAGGCGCGCCGTTTAATTGGTAAAGGTTATCCCAAATATTTCCGTGTTTAAGCATTTCAAAGGCTCGGTTCAAAATTGCTAATTGCGTATTAAGTACGTCTATTTCGTTGTCCGAAGTTTCGAACTTTGTTGTAGGTTCTTCTTTACGTTGGCTTACGTTATCCATAGCCATAAGCGTTACATTGGCCGTCATTACATTGTCATTAAAGGTAACTTGGTTTACCATAATGTGAACCAACGGGAATAAGTTTTGTTTTCCTAAGTCCACGTTAAATATCGAACCTTGTGTTATAGTGTTCACTAACGGGTCGGACGTAAAGTGGGTGTTTAATTCATCTAGTAAGGAGTAGTATCCATTCATTTGTTATTCAATTTATAATTAGCCAAATGTGTTATTTTTATTTAGTTTTGGCTTCATTTGTTATTTTTTTTAATTTCCATTAATTCGATTTCGTTTTTTTCTGCTTCGAATGTAAGATAGGTAAGACACTTATATAATCCGTATTTAGTAACTTCGTCATATCTTGTAAGGTCTCCCTTAGCGAGTCCATAGATTGAACTATACCAACCCCACTTTTTACCGAATTGAGTTCTTGCGCTAAAGTCGCTTGTTCGCTCTCGCTCATCTTCTTCAACTCCGTCTCTAAATAGTTTAGGGTAGCGCTTAATAACTCTTTTCCTAAAGTCCAAAAAAAAACCGAAGCCGATATCGCTACGTCCATAGGCGCGAACTTCATTAACTCGCTGTATTCCCCTGCGCCTGTGTATTCTATTATTTCGTATTTTTCTCCGTCTTTAATTTTAATTGGCCTATACATTACCGCCATAGCTTTGTGGAAATCGTCCCACTTTGCTAGATAGTTATCTAAGTCCACGTATTCCCCAAAACTTATATTCTCAAGGTCGGTAATAAACCCAAACTCAAGGTCTTTAATTTTGAACGTTGGTTTGAACTTTGGTTTTTCTGCGAATATCTTACGGAAGTGAACTATTAAGTCATTAACGCTTGTTAGTTTCATTTTAACAACGTCCTTTAGTTCTATACCGCAAAATATCTCAATCATTTTCTGCGCAATAAATTCCTCGTCGTTGGAAGATTGTTGTAACTTCAGGAACTTTTGATAGTTCACTAAAGGAATTTCGCTAATTGAACTCGGTACGGTTATTTCTAACTTCATATTTATTAAACTATTTATTCGTATTTTTGTAATTCATAACGTGTTCGTGCGCCTTAATAAGCATATCGAAGTGAGCGGTAAAACGTGCCATATTATTAAACACTATTCGAACTCGTTTGCCTGTTCGTTCGTAAATATATTCCTCAACTCGAGAAATCATTACCTGCATATCGTTCGTTTTATCGTATTGCATAGCTTCCGTATGTTGCGCCTATTCCGAGTGTTTCCATTTCGTGATAACGTAGCGCGTCTATTGCGTGGTTATTAAAGTCAATAGGATTCCTTAAACGTCTGCCCGTCTTATCAGTATCCCAAATATACGAGCGAAGTTCTTTGATTAAATCAATGCTTTGGCTTGTTACTAAATAGTCTTGCCGTTGCATTACGTCTATTCCGTAGTTAATTGAATCCTTACCCTTGGTTACTCCTTTAATGGTTATCCCTAATCGTCTTATTTCTTCGATTGATTTTGGTTCGGAAGAATCCGCATATACTATTACGTTTTTTGGTAAACGCTTCGCTATTTCGCTATTAACTAAGCCATTTTGGTAAACAATTTGGTTTACTATTCGTTGACCGTCGTATGCGTAAATTTCAATTATCGCAGTCGGGTCGTTCGTATATCCAAAGTCAAGTCCTATACCTAACAACCTTGCTTCTTTTGGTATGGTGTCTATTATTTTCCAATTACTAAAAACTACTCCTTCTAACATTCCAAGTTGACCTTCGCCGTATACCTTCCACCAATTAGCCCAATAACTAGACGTCTTCGATTTGTCTCGGTTCTTTTCTATTTGTTCTACTATTGATTGGTCTAACGCTTCGTTATCTTTGTAAGTAAGAATTAAAAAGTCGGAGTCGGGTTCATCTTTTAGTTCGGTATGTACCCAAAATTCGTTAGCAGGGTTGAAATCTAAATAAACTTCTTTTCGTGTTCGTATAGCAAGTTCGTTGTAAGCGTCAAACGTTACGTTATTACATTCGTTTATGTAAAGTATATCCCTTCGCGCACCCCTTAACTTGCTCGAGTCGTCTGCGGAAAAGAATTCAATTACCGAACCATTAGCGAACTCATAACGAAGTAAAGATTTGTTAAACCTATCCTCGAAGAATCTGCCCGTCCATTTCATTATCTTTAAGAAGTCCTTTAACGCACCCCGTCTTAAATGGGGTATTGTTTCCGCAACTACGCTTATTTCTATTCCTTCGGTTCGTGCGGCTCGGTCAATTAACACGGGTAGAATTCCAAACGTCTTACCCGCCGAAGTTCCACCTTGAATAATCTTAATGCGTTTTTTAAGATTCAGTATCTTCTTGATTGCCGTTGTCTTCCTGAACATCGGAGAAAAGTGGTTGTTCTACGTTAGTAATTTCTTTTTTCTCAACTAAATTGTTTAGACGCGCCGTAATGCTTGGGTTATATATCCCCGCCATACCCCCTCCGATTTGGTCGTTTCTAACTTCTTTGCGTATACGCGTAATGATAGTTGAAAAACGCTTATATCTATTATTCGAATTCGCAAAATAATTAGATAGGTCTTGTATTATTCCCAAGTCCGCGCAATAACATTCGAAGCCTTCAATAGTTAACGGACGTTCTAGTTCGCTATATTCGCTTCTTCCTTCCTTACCTACGAATGTATGTTTAAGAATTGGGTTTTGCTTTACTTGTCTTTTGTAATCTTGGAATAAATCCCAAAGGTGTTCGGGACTTTGTATCTTAGTGCTTCCTAACGGTCTTCCCATTGTTTTCGTGTTTTGATAAGTTTTCTTCATAAGTAGACGAACAAACCGCTAAACGTTGGTCGGTATTATCGTATTCTTTTACCATTACATCGTCTACCATACAACGTTGCACGAATTCTTTTTTAGATTCGTCTTTATTCGGCTTCGGTATCGGCATTTTGTTCGGCTTTATAAACTGCGTAAAGTTGGTTTAGTTTGTTCACGATTTCACGTAAGCAAGAACCGCACGAAGTTGGTTGTACTCGTTCGTGTAAAACTCGATTGTAAATCTTTAATAATTCCCGTTGTTCGCTAGGACTTACGCTACTTCTACCACGATTGTAAAAAGTATCTAAGTAGGAGTATTCGTCTTCCGTTAGGCATTCGGGTTTCTTATACCTCCAAAGTTCGTTTAGTTTTGCTTTGCGTTCATCGCACCCGCAATCTTCGCCCATTACCCATTTAGCTACTTTTGCGATTCCTGTAACTTCTAAAATGTTTTCGACTGTATCGCCTAAACCTTCCGCTTGTTTTTTTCTTGGT